TATTGTTAGCTATAAGGTTTCCCCAGTAGTTCCCGGCTGTGTACACTCCATCTCCACCGTTCTTGGCAATTATACAGTTAATCAGTGCCATACCAGAAGAGACAACTACACCCGGTCCAATACAGTCGTGAATATTACAATTTTCGATCATACTTCCTGGATTATTACCACCAGCAATACCACCATTACTGTTACCAACACGTTGTGTTATAGACGAAAAGACTTCGCAGGAGATTACTGACCCGTTGATGTGACCAATACATGTATCCCAACCGTTCTGATCATAAACACAACGGTATACTATGGTGAAATCACACTGAATAGTTGTTCCCCAATTCCCTCCCGAAACTAACCACAACAAAGAAATTTTTAGATAGGATGTACCATAAAACAGCAAACCGGGAGCACCACCTAGTGCATTGCACAGTATACAGGCCATACTGCCCGAAGTAGTACCATCGTAACCAGGAGTAGCCGGGTCGGTCGCGTAAGTTACCAATCCATTCGTATTATCCCCTGCAACCGAGCTAAAATATGCTGGTGGCTGGTAGTCATAAACATAGCTAGAATAGTTAGGTATTCCTGACCCTAGAATGTAAATTATATTTCCGGGTACTAATGGTCCGATACTCGTTGTATTTGTCCAGAAATCAGCCCAAGCCCCGCCTAGTTGCCAACTGGCACCTGAGAACGTACCTAACGCGCGATCTACTACCACATTGGAAGCGTTAGTGAAGGCGGTGACGAAGTAAAACCCCTGCCCTGCAATATTGATGGCGTTACCCACCATTGCAGAAGTGAAACCGGACGCGGTAAATGTGGTGGTTCCGGTAGCGGACCCGTTGGTTCCGCTGGCTTGCGCCGCATCCTGCTGACTGTAATCGGTTCCCGCGCCAGCTATGCCGGGATCGTACCCGCCACCATTGGCATTGTTACCAAGTGGTCTGGCACGCCAAATTGTGGTTAGGTTGACAGCCATCAGCTAACACTTGAGTTGCCCGGCCCGGTCGCCAGCACGGCAGCGGCTTGATTGTTCGCCGTGAAGTAATCCGTGTGCATCTGCTGAAGTGTACCAAACAGATTGGTAACTTGTGTGTCGGTCAACTCTGAGCAACCAGCGAGGCTGCTCGCATCGTGAATGACGGTGCCCTGTGGCGGGCCGATAATACCCAAGATGGTACTATTCCAGCCAAGGATCAACGCCTCGATCTGGTTCATAATCCTGAACCACTCGATAGTCGTCGCTCGCTGCATCTGCACGAAATTATGCAGTTGCGCCAGTTGCTCCGGGGTCGCAGTCGCTACGGCCATCGCGGTACTCCCCTTATGCGTTCCCAGCGGTAACGGTAAAGGCAGTGACGGTCACGGTCTGTCCGGTCGCGATGCTGACGTTGTTCAATTGCAGATCGCCACCGCCGCCCGTGGCCGTGACATTGCCCTGGACATGACAGACGGCAGAGCCATCCTTGATGCGGAAGCTCGCTGCCGTGCCGGTGCCGCTCGCCGCGACCGTCCACGATCCGGCCAGGGACGCGACACCACCGGCTGACGTGAGAAAGGACGCGGGCAGCGCGATCGTCGCCAGCAGGCCGGTCGGATCGGCGGCGGCGGGGTTGGCTGGCTCGGCTCCGCTAAAGATCAACAGCGTTGCCGAGGCACCACAAGTTGTCTGGATTTGGCCGATTTGGTTGTTACGCAGGGTAGTGCCATATTGGAATGCCATCTATTTAACGATCCAACTGAGAGAGCACTGGGTAGAAGTCACAGGTCGTAACCGACCCATCCTCGGCGGTCAGTGTGAGAAGCCCTTCGTTATCGATCGTCGCGCTGACGATCCGCCCCGGCGGGCCGCGTTCCCCACGCGGACCCGATTCACCCTTCTCCCCACGCTGACCTTGCTTGGCGATCAGTTGCCAATTCTCGCCGGGGCAAACCCCAGGCTGGTCAGACCGCGCAATAAACGACGCGCCGCCGAGCGCCACGATGTCCAAAGCGCGATAATCTGTCCCGGCTTTCCAAGTACCGCGAACGGTCAGAGAGCGGCCATCGATCCCAGGCGCCGCCACACAGATCCAATCGTCATGCGGCGGCGGATGCCCGGTGTCCCGCTGGGCCTGCCAGGTAGCTCCCTCACGAACGACGACCTCACCCTCGTAGTGGACGCCGTCCTGCCACAGCTTGACCAGCGGCAGCTTGCCGATCGACCCTTCTGCCCCACGTTCGCCGCGCTCACCGGCCTCACCACGCGGTCCCAGATCGCCGTCACGCCCCGGCATTCCCGGCTCACCGCGCTCACCGATCTCGCCGCGCTCGCCCTGTGGCCCCGCTTCGCCGCGTTCGCCCGGTAGACCGGCTTCGCCGCGCTCGCCCGGTAGACCGGCTTCGCCGCGCTCGCCCACCGCCCCTGCTTCGCCACGCTCACCGGGCAATCCCGACTCGCCACGCAGCCCCGGTTCGCCATCACGGCCCGCCGTGCCAGCCGGACCCATCGGCCCCGGCTCGCCGTCCTCGCCATCGGCACCGTTGACACCATCATCGCCGTCTTCACCGGGTTCGCCTTGCGGCCCCGGCGGTCCCGGCTGGCCCGCTGGTCCCGGCGGCCCCGGCTCGCCCTGCGCGCCGGCTGGTCCCGCTTCTCCAGGCTCGCCATCTGCGCCGTCTTTACCGTCCGCTCCGGCTGGTCCCGGCGGTCCCGGATCGCCCTTGGCTCCAGGCGGTCCCGGTTCGCCTTGCGGCCCCGGCTGACCATCCATACCGGCGGCACCGTCATCGCCGTCATCGCCCGGTGGACCCATCGGCCCGATGTCGCCCTTCGGCCCCATCGGCCCCGGCGGGCCGACTTCAGGCGCGGGCAACCGCGTCAAGGCAGTCTCGACGATCAGCCGCGCCATCACGGCCTCGTCTGGCGGCGGCCCCATCGGCCCCAGCAACCCCGGCTCACCGCGCGCCCCGCGCTCGCCTTGTGGCCCAGGAAGCCCCTGTTCGCCAGATGGGCCTGTGACAGCCTCACCGGGCAATCCACGCTCCCCAGCCTCACCACGCTCGCCCTGCGGGCCGATCTCGCCGCGGTCCCCCTTCTCGCCTTGCGGACCCGGTGGGCCGACAATGGTTTCCCCCGGCTGACCACGCTCGCCTTGCGGGCCTTGCTCACCGTTCCGCAGCGTCATCAGCCGCGTCACGATTTGCAGTTCGAGCTCAGCCTTGAACGCCCGCAGAGACTCGATTTCCTGTCGAAGCTCTGCCAGACCGGCTGTCAGGGATAGCTTGACCTCTCGCTCGATCCGAGCGGCGACAGCCCCCATGACCTCGCCAAGAACATCAGGCAGCGAGTCGATGGCGGTCATACGAGGCGCGGAAGGCGGCGCGGAAGGCAGCGTTTTGCTGCTGCTGTTCGTCTGTGGCATTTGGGTCGCCCCCGTCAGTCGGTGCCGGCGGCGGTGTCGGCGGGGTCGCGGGTGGCGGTGATGGAGGTTCCATCTTTGCGCCGTAGCTCAACGGCACAACTTGCTGTTGCACCCGTGGCATGTCGCCGTAGCCGCCCTTGACCTTCGGCAGGTCTTCGCTCGCCCGCGCCTCGTCCGGCGAGTAGATGCCACTGATGACACCGCGCGCCAACGCCTCGATCCGCTCGCGATAAGCCGAGCGAAGAAGCGCCTTGGTGTCGAATTCGAGGTACTCGTCAGGATAGCCCCCCAAGCCGAACATCTGGCCGAAGGCTTCCTCGATGTGGTTCAGCGCGAAGCCGAGGCCGCTCGCGATCCACGACTGCATCAGCAATTCGGTCGAGTTGTAGGTCGTGCCGCCGAGGCCGAAAATCTGAAGCGGGATCCGCAACGCCAGAGCGATGTTCTGGTCGCTCATCTTGAGGATCTCGGCAAGCTGGGAATCGACCGCATTGATCACGGCGGGCTTCGCTTTGAGGCCGTGAGTGAGGATCGGGCTGTTCCCGGCATTCTCGCCTTGCGTCTGATCGTCCCACCTCGAACGCGCATCCTCGACCTGTTGCCGGGTCAGCGGCTGATCAGTCTCCAACATGTAGGAGGGGCGAGCCATGTTGAGGTAGAAGGCGAGTTGCTGCGACAGCGCCGCGGTCGACATCGCCAGTTCGAGCGCCGCCGCGAGGATCGGGCTGACGCCTTTCAGCGGATGAACCGGAGTATGCAGCCGGACGTGCAGAACGTCGCGCGCCGGAGCCGGGATCGTCAGATCGAACCGCCGTTGGGCGATCTCGTTGCCCCACAGACTATAGAAGACGCTGCCGTCCTCGCCGATCATGGCGATGCCGCTCCGCATGAGATGCAGCTCGGTGATCTCGCTGCGGGCGTTGCGCTGAGCCACCGCGAACACCTCGCCCTTGTCGTAAAGGCGACGTGTCAGGTTCATCATAAAATCGGAGATGCTCTCATAATCGTTGGGGGTCTTGATGATCCGTTGCAGGGCGCTGGTGGTGACGCGCTCGCGCCCGCCGTCACGGGTGCGGCGCCAGTGGTCGCCAGGACACATGGCAACGGTCTGGCTGTACGCCGAGACGCACGCCTCGACCATCGCGCTGCGCTGACCGTAGGGCTGCGGCTTGTATCCGGTCTGCCACCAGTTCCAATAGCGACCGGCGCTGGCAGTGATCAAGCCGCCGCCGGGATCGTCGACCCAATACGGGCCGGGACGGTACTGCCCCTCGACAGCCCGCTTGCCCCACGGCAGCAGGTTGGTCAGCCAGTTTGCCATTTATCGGGTCTGGTAGCCGGGTTCTTTGGTGGCGGGGCGCAACTCGCGAGAGGCCCGATTCCACTTCCTGCGCGGATCGACCTCCTCAGACTTTTTCTCGGTCTCCGCCGGTTGCTCCTTTGGCTTTGCAGCTTCCTGTTCCGGCTCGTTGGACGCCGGGTCACCAGCGGGTTTTTCGCTCTCGCCTTCACCGCCTTCGTCTTCGGGATCAGGCTTCGGATCGGACATCATCATCGGCTTGAACCTCTCAAAGAAGAACTGGGGCGAACGACTCGCCCAGGTCTCGGAAATGCTCACCCACGCAATCCCGGCAGAAAGATGAAGAGACCGAGAAGCAAGACTGCCGTAAACGCGAAGAAGATTTGCGAGCCTGAAAACGGGGCCAGCGG